CAGTTGTAGAGAAAAATGTGGAAGTACCGGTTTATGTAAAAGCAGATACGGAGAGAATTTTAAAAGATTATCACGCAAAAGTTTTATATAAAGATAGATTGGTATTGAATGATGGATTAGGTGTGATTGATTTAGTTGATACTATATCCAAAAATAAAATCATTGGTAGAAGATGGAATGCTCAAATAAATGAAAGAACTATCACCGATACAAAAATTGTAAAAGAACTTCCAAAAAATCAAGTTTATATTGGGGCACAAGGTGTTATGGGTAATTCTACCGTAATGGTTGGTCCTCAAATAACTTTTAAAACAAAGAAAGATAATTTATATGGTGTAAATTTCTTTTTAGATGCTAATGGTAACAAATACTACGGTGCATCAATTGGTTGGAAGATTAGATTAAAAAAATAATATGGCAGTTCAAGGACAACCAAAGAAAAGTCTAAAAGAGATAATATCAGACGAATATCGTAAATGTAGTTTAGACCCCATTTACTTTATGAAAAAGTATTGTGTTATCCAACACCCAACTAGGGGTAAAATACCATTTCACTTATATCCATTTCAGGAAAACTGTTTAACAGATTTTAAACAAGACCGTTTTAACATCATTCTTAAATCTCGTCAGTTGGGGTTATCAACTCTATCTGCGGGATTTATTCTTTGGAAGATGTTATTTAATCAAGATTTTAATGCATTGGTTATTGCAACCAAAGTAACGGTTGCAAAAAACTTAGTTGAAAAGGTAAGGGTAATGCACGATTTATTACCTGTTTGGTTGAGAGATGGTGGTAACTCTTCTGTTGAAGACAACAAACTATCACTTAAATTAAAAAACGGTTCACAGGTTAAAGCAATTGCATCTTCACCTGATGCAGGTCGTTCGGAAGCCTTATCACTATTAGTTGTGGATGAGGCAGCATTCATTAGAGATATTGATGAGATTTGGTTATCAGCACAATCTACTCTATCAACTGGTGGTTCGGCAATCGTATTATCTACACCAAATGGTATTGGTAACTGGTTTCACAAAATGTGGGTAGAGGGAGAGAGTGGAACAAATGGTTTCAATTGTATTAATCTCCATTGGACAGTTCACCCAGAAAGAAATCAAGCTTGGAGAGATGAACAAACTCGTATTTTGGGTGCAAAGGGTGCAGCACAAGAATGTGATTGTGACTTTGTTGGTTCAGGTGCTACGGTAATTGAACCCGAATTATTAACTTGGTATAAGAACACTTATGTTATGGAGCCAGTTGAGAAAGCGGGATTTGATAGAAACCTATGGAAATGGGAATATCCAAACTACAACAAACAATATATGGTTGTAGCTGACGTTGCCCGTGGAGATGGAGCCGATTATTCAACTGCACAAGTTTTAGATATAGAGGATTGTTCGCAAGTTGCAGAATATAGAGGTAAAATTGACACAAAAGATTTTGGAAATTTCCTAACTGCATTGGCAACTGAATATAACAACGCACTTTTAGTAGTAGAAAACTCAAACATAGGTTGGGCTTGTATTCAACAAGTAATAGATAGAGGATACCAAAATCTATTCTATATGAGTAATGACCTAAAATATATTGATGTTGAAAGACAAATGAGTAATAAGTTTTACAGAGATGAAAAACAAATGGTTGCTGGTTTCTCTACAACATCTAAAACAAGACCTCTTATTATTTCAGCATTGGATACATATATGAATGATAGAGATATTCTTATCCGTAGTAGTAGATTAATTGATGAATTATTTACTTTTATTTGGTCTGGTGGTAGAGCAGAAGCAATGAAAGGATATAATGATGACTTAGTAATGGCATTGGGTATTGGATTGTGGGTTCGTAATACTGCTCTTCGTTTAAGACAAGAGGGAATAGATTTAACCAAAAATATGTTGAACTCTGCACACGTTGCTAAATACGAAGGAATGATTTCAACTGGCTATTTATCTAAAAATCCATACGAAATGGAATTGGGTAAAGGAGATATTGAAAATTTAACTTGGTTACTTCAATAATTTTTATATATTTATATGTTGAATATATTATATTTTTAAGATGGATTTAAGAAAAATAATCAAAGAATTGGAAAACCCTTGTTGGAAAGGGTATGAGATGGTTGGAATGAAGGAAAAGGATGGAAGAGAAGTTCCAAATTGTGTTCCTGTAAAAGAAGACAAAGGACCTTGTTGGAAAGGGTATCAGCAAGTTGGAATGAAGGAAAAGGATGGAAGACAAGTTCCTAACTGCGTTCCAACAAGTGAAGCATCCAATTCAAATGCAATTGGACAACCTGGTGCATTCTACGGAGATGATGAAGATACTATAACTGAAACGGATTTGAGAGACACCGATGATGAAATTGATTACGGTACGGTAGAACCCGAAGAATATGATGTAGAAGATGAAGATATGGCAGATTTCATTGCTTTTATGAGAGGATATGATAAATCTTTAAATGAAGGTTGTCAATGTTTAAGAGAAGCAGAATATCAAGGTAGAGAAGTTCAGTTGGGTAAACCAATGCAAGGTGATGTTAAGAAATTCAAAGTATATGTTAGAAATCCGGCTGGAAATGTTGTTAAAGTAAACTTTGGGCAAAAGGGTATGAAGATTAGAAAATCAAATCCTGGTGCTAGAAAGAATTTTAGAGCAAGAATGAATTGTGATAGTCCAGGTCCGAGACATAAAGCAAGATATTGGTCTTGCAGAAAGTGGTAATAATATTTGGAAATTACAAAAAAAATTATTATCTTTATAGATACTTTACAAATTAAAAATGGCAGATAAATCAGTATTTAGTAGATTACAGAAACTCTTTTCAACTAACACAATTGTTAGACAAACTGAAAAGGGTATTAAAGTAATTGATACAGACGAGTACCAAAATATGACGACCAATCTTATTGACCGTTATATGAAATTAAAGGTTACAAACTATGGTTCAGGTCAAATAGAATCATCTATGGCATACGCACAAGTTCGTATTGACCTATTTAGAGATTATGATTCAATGGATATGGACCCGATTTTGGCATCTGCATTAGATGTTTATGCTGATGAGTGTACTGCCAGAAATGAAATGGGTAATGTATTAAAGATACATCACGAAGATGATAATGTCAAGCAAATATTAGAAAATTTATTTTACGATATTCTTAATGTTGAATTCAACCTTTGGCCTTGGACGAGAAATTTGGTTAAATACGGAGATTTCTTTTTACAATTAGAAATGGCTGATAAATTGGGTATTGTAAATGTAATGCCTTTATCTACTTACGAAATGAGTAGAGTTGAAGGATTTGACCCAGAAAATCCACAAAGAGTTAAGTTTATATATGCACCTTATATGAATCCATATGGTGGAGCATTGAGTTCTCCTAAAAAAGAATTTGAAAACTATGAGATTGCTCACTTCCGTTTAAATTCGGATTCAAACTTCTTACCTTACGGAAAATCTATGATTGAAGGTGGTAGAAGAGTTTGGAAACAATTAATGTTGATGGAAGATGCAATGTTAATCCATAGAGTAATGAGAGCACCTGAAAAGAGAATCTTTAAGGTGGATGTTGGTAATATCCCACCAAATGAAGTGGATAACTACATGCAGAAGATTATTAATTCATCTAAAAAAGTTCCTTTCGTTGATGAAAAGACAGGTGAATATAACTTAAAATACAATATTCAGAACCTTATTGAAGATTACTATATGCCAGTTCGTGGTAGTGATAATGGTACATCTATCGATACATTAAAAGGTTTGGAATATAATATGATTGATGACATTAACTACTTAAAAGGTAAGTTGATGGCAGCATTGAAAATTCCAAAAGCATATTTAGGATACGAAGAAGATACAAATGGTAAGGCAACCCTTGCTGCTATGGATATTCGTTTTGCTAAAACTATTGAGAGAATTCAAAGAGTAATCATTTCAGAATTAACTAAAATTGCAATCGTTCACTTATATGCACAAGGTATAGAAGATGATAGATTGACAAATTTCTCATTAGAATTAACTATTCCATCTAAAATCTATGAGCAAGAGCAAGTAGAATTATATAACTCAAAAGTTGCTTTAATTCAACAAATGCAAACTACAAAGATGTTCTCCAAAGAATGGATGTATGAGGCAGTAATGAAGATGGCAAAGGATGAGCAAGATGAGATGACATTGCAAGTGTTAGAAGATACTAAACAGATGTTTAGATTAACATCTATTGAAACACAAGGAACAGACCCTGCTAAACCAACCGGTGTAGATGGCGAACCTACAAATGTTGAAGAAGAAATAGAAAGAATTAAAGCAGAATTGGAAGAAGACGGTAAAGTTGGAAGACCAAAAGACCCTGTTAGATATGGACACGATGACCACCCAGAAGGTAGAGACCCTTTGGGAATTAAAACTCTTAAACAAAAAGAAGACTCTGTTGGATACAAACCTAGAAAAAATTCTTATTTAGAAATATTTAAGGATATGAACGGAAATAAAAAAACTATTTTAACAGAAGATTTAACAAAAGAGTAATAAACAAATATAATAATATATTTATAT